CATTTGCTTTCACCTGCTTGCAATTGATTGCAATTGATTTCAGATGTAATCAATCCGTCAGCAGGTGCCGGGAATTTGCTTACTTTGTTCCTCACCGTCTGGTGTTCGCTCCAGTTTGGAAAACACAGGTACGGTTCTCCGTCAACTTCATAGAGGATCACAGAGCCTATGGTCGCCAATTCTGCAAGCGTCTTACTGATCGTTCCCTCAGTCACACCTTTTCTGCGGGGAAATACAAAGCCTTTGAGCAATTCCGGGTCTGCGCTGCCGCGCCCATAATCATCAACGTAGGTGATCAGGTACGCCCACAATCGGAATTGGAAATCCGACATTGCGTTGATGCTTTTGCTCGTCCTGATACTATCCTTGATGATCCTGTTCGGCATTCAACCACCGCCTTAGAACGGGAGGTCCCCATCATCCTCAACCTCGCTGAAACCGCTCTGCGGTTCGCTCTGCGGTTCGCTCTGCACCGTGTCGCCGCCGTCCCGCTTGGAATCGCCAAAGTATACGCTGTCGGCCACGATCTCGGCACTGCGGCGCTTGTTGCCGTCCTTGTCCGTCCAGTCACGGATCTGCAGGCGGCCCTCCACCACGGCCATGCGGCCCTTAGAGAAATACTTGCTCGCAAATTCGGCTGTGTTGCGCCATGCCACCACATCGATAAAATCCGTTTCCTTCTCGCCGGACTGGGACTTGAAATCCCGATCCACCGCCACGGTGAAGGATGCGACCGCCGTGCCGCTGTTGGTGCGGCGCAATTCAGGGTCACGGGTCATCCGGCCCATCACAATAATTCTGTTCAGCATAAATGTTCGCCCTTTCTGTAAATCATGTCCTCCCGGTTCCAATCCGGGTAAAATGCTTTCAGGTGCGCCACCAGCCGCACGTAGATGCGCTCGCGGTCTCTCAATGGTCCCTCGTCAAACAGGCGGTGGCAGTGGGGACAGAGGGTTGCAATATTCTGCTCGATCCCTCTGCCGCCCTGCGAACGCCGTACCACATGGGCCACCGGCGCACCTGCGGGAGACCCGCAAATCACGCACTGGTGATTGTCCCGCGCCCATACAACAACCTTCACGGATTGCGAAATGGACGTGGCCTTTGTCATTTTGTGCATCCCCATTCCTCCATCATCCCCGCCAGCTTGTCCGGAGACAGGGTCTCGATACCTTGCTCCACGCAGTCCTGCACTGCCATATCGATCAACTGTGACATTTGCCGGGTGTTGTAGGTGCTGGAGCCGTAATACAAAATCACGTTGGTGCAGCCGGGGATCCTGCTTGCCATGGTATCCGTCTGCCAGCCAAGCCCATTGTGTTCCCACCCGTTCCGCAGCTTTTCCACGGCTGAATCGATCACGCAGACCATTTCATGATTGCCGCCGATCTCCCGAATGTATCTCCGGTAAATATCCGTCTTGGGAATTCGGATCTTTTCGGCCAGCCGATCAACCAGAACCCAGAAGTACGCATTCGCATCGAGGCTCCGCTTCTCCCGGTGTTCTTTGATCTCCACGTCATAGACTTGACCCTCTTTCAGTGCGCCAAGCACCTGCCGCGCCTTGTTGGTCTGGATGCACAACCAATCACCGGCGGCATCCATCGTCCAGCGGAACGATGTGGAATTAACCCGCTCCATAAAATTCCTCCATGCTGGGCCAATGCCCTGTCCGCAAGCATCTTGCCAAATACTGAAGCCTTGGCAAATACGCGTCTCTCACCCAACGCTCATCATACTGGACTTCATGGCTGGATAATCGCCGGGTGTCCACCGCAATAAAGTAATTCTGCATTTCGGCCTCAGTCAAACGGTATGCCACAATATTGCATCGCTTCCGATGTCTCCAAAAACCGTAGCCGCTGGCAAACATTTCAACCTGGCATTGTTGCCAATATGCTTTGCTGACCTTAAATACCGGTTTCCCGTAGGTTTTTACCTCAATGATCGTATCCGGAAACTCACCGTCATAATTTACCCGCAGCCGATATCTCCGTATTCGGATTTGCCTGTCCATCGTACTTACGCCGATTGCAGACAAAATCCGATGCTCATAGGCCGTCCCTGCCTGCATTGCTGGCGTTGTGAAATGGTCTGTGCGTACACCTATCTTTTGCAGCCACCAGCGGCGAAACGTCTCTGTGTCCCACCGGCCCATGATGATTGCTGTGTCTGACGCGCCAAACCATCCGCTCCGGTCATGGTTGTGGATCATAGCTGCATCACAGCCTTTTCCAGCTTATCAATCGTTGCGAAATATCCAAGCATCGTTCCAAGCTGCTTTTCGTTGATATTCAGCGCGTGTAGCAGATCTTTGTGGTCAAGGCCCCGCTGCTCTTTTGCCGTAATCAGCCTTTCCAGTCTCTCCTTAATGGCCCAGATGCTATGGCGGCTCAAATCATCCTCGCCGTCATCCGCATCAGATTCCGCCCATAAGTCAAATCCAAGACCGGTTCTGATGGCAACGCCCTTCACGAATGCTCTGGCAAGGGCATTGTTAATCCGCAGCTGGTTCAGAGTGTCAGTGTAAACCACCAAGGATCCATTCAGCAGCGGCGTATCGTATACAAATTCCAAATCATCAATGTGAATCAACACCCGCACAAACCAGCATTCCGTATCGCGCCCCTTGCTGGTGGACACTTTTGCTTGGGGCCAAAGATAAGTGTGAGTGGTTGGGCACTCCACCGGCGCATACCACACATCATTCGCTCCGTTTTCGTGCAGCAGTTTCACACATTTGCCCCAACTCAAATACGGGACTTTGATTGTCTTCCCGTTTTCGTCTTTGGCATCCCGCGTATCGCATTGTGGACGCACATCGATTTTAATTAACTCGTTAAATGATTTCAGTGCCATTTTCTTTCCTCCTATATCTCGCAAACCGCACAGTCTCGCCATAGCGGTTCTTCTGTGTGACCGTCTCCACGTCCAGCGCCACGCCGTCCCGCCGCAAGTCAGAGACCCGCGCCGTGAAATTGGCGATGCCGCACTCGCTCATGGCCTCGGCCCGTGTGATGCTGCCGTGTTCATCCAGATACTTCAAGATCCGCTCACACTGGTTCATATCAGTCCTCCGGGATGTCGATGATCGCGATCCCCATGGCCCGCGCCACGGCTTCCGGATCGCTGTCAACTTCATCCTTGAGCCAATCTTTCGCGCACTCCGGGCAGTAGCACTCGCCGTTGATCAAAAACCCCGGAGCCACATCGTCAAACGCATTGGGGCTCATAACGATGGAACATCTTGCGCACACCGGATAGATCTTCATTTCCACGCATCCCCTCTCTTCCACGCTTTCGTGGCGTTGGATTGCTGGGCGTAACCCGCTGTGATAGCGCCGCAGGTGGAACACCGTACATAGTGCTTAAACGGTGCGTCCGTGGACTGCACCCGCTCACCGCTGTCCATGCCGCAGACCGGGCAGAGATCCAGCGGAAAGCGCTCATGCCGGTTCTTTCTGTTCATCGCGCGCTCACCACCATATACGCAATGGTGATCAGCAGCAGGGCCAGAAAACTCATAAAGCCCATCCATGCGGAGGCGTCCGCCTTCCGCTGCTCTCTGGTGCGCCGGTCATGCTTTCTCATGCGGATTCCCTCCTTCGATGAAATCTACGATCTTGAATACCCAAGTGGCCGCATACGCCACGCCCAGGATCATAAAAAACAGGTTCCAGCTCATTGTTTGATGTCCCCCTCTTTGGTGTAAACACCGTCAAACTCAAGGCCATGCTCCCTCGACCAGATCTTGCCGAACTCCGTCATGATCTTCACCGGGTCAGGCGGAGACACCCAGATCACCCGGTATTCGATTTTTCGTTTCTTCGCCATTGCCTTTTCCTTTCCCCCGTGCTAAAATAGCCACAGGATACATATCTGAGCCTAAGATTTGTTCCGCCGCCCTGCCCGGTCTGCAACACCGGACGGGGCATTTTTTATACTTCGTTTCATACGCTTCTTAGCCGCGCTCATCGATTCCATTGCTATGCCTTGCCCAGCGTCTCTCTGCCATACCGTTGCTGTTCTTAGCGATACGGCACTTCGCTATTCCACCGCCATTCTCATCTAAGCATTTCCTACGCTTTTCTTTGCATTTCTCTTCCTTGGCTTTGCGCTGAATTGCTCCTCTGTGCGTTGCCTTTGCATAGCAAATCACTGCATTTCCGTTGCTACGTCAAGCATTGCTGTGCTACGCCATTCCGCTGCGATTCTGTACTGTTCTGAACCATTCCATTGCATTGCATTGCATTGCCTTGCATCTCTGTGCATTGCCTTTGCTATGGTGTTCTCCGCTTTGCCGTTGCTCTGCATAACCTAGCCCCTCTTCGCCCTTCCGTTGCTTTGCCTAACGATTCGTGGCCCTTCTGTAGCCCCTCGATGCAATGCTATTCCGTTGCATATCATTGCTGCGCCCAGCCTTGCCGCGGCACCGCGTAGCCCCGCATTTCCGTTGCTTTGCGGAACGAGCCGTGGCCTTTCCTTTGCTGTGCTTCGCCTTGCTGTTCCGTGGCAATGCCTGGCGATGCCCAACCGTTCCGTCGCGTTACTGGATCTCCTCCCATGTGAACCGGCCCTTGCCGCTGTTGCGCCACTGGCCGATGCCGGAGTACCGGCCATAGTCCAGCCATTCCCGAACGGCCTTCTCGTGGTCGTCGCAGAGGCAGACCACCCGGAACTCGCAGGTAGCGCCTGCGGGGATCTCTTCACTCATGGCAAGGCTGATGCGCTCGCCCTGGGCCGTCTGCGCTCTCAGGGGGCGCTGGCACTCACCAACGGGGCCGTCAAACTCCAGCGGGATCACGCGGGGCTCCGGGAAGATCAGCTTATCAATCTCCTTCTTGTAGGCCTTGATCTTCTCACTGGCCGTGCCCTTGACCTTGCGGAGGCCGCCGCAGGTGTCTTTGAAAAAGCCTTTGATCTGATAGTCATACAGGAACGGGGTACCGTCCTCCGTCCGGGGAAACACCGTCATGGCCTTTTCCGCCACGGCATCAGCGCCCAGCGCGGCAACTTCGTCCTCAATGTTTAACGCATCCGGGGATTTGGAACCGATAAACTCCCGATATACGTCTGGGTTTGCAGGGCTTGTCCCAAGAATGGGTTCCGTAAATGTGATCCGTACCTTAATTTCCTTCATTCCTTTTTCCTCCTGTTATTGCTCACTGCTGGATTCGAACAGTTCGTTCACCGTCACGCCGTACATCCTTGCCAGCTTCTTGTGGTACTTACGTGCCGGTCGCCAGTCGCCCAGTTCCCAATGCGTCACACAGGACAAATCAACATTCAGTTTCTTCGCTACCTGTGCACGGGTCAGGCTGGAACGTTCTCGCAGTTCTCTCAATGCCAAATCATGTGCCCTCCTTTCGGTGTGAGAAATCATTGACTGCGGCAGAAATATGTGGTATGGTAAGCATGGGAGTTAAACTACGCGCCAAATGGCGTACTCTGTTGCAGAGGGGTATTCCATTTAGCAAACGAGTTCGCTTCCAACCGCTCCGAAGTTTGTTGCAGAGACTTCGGGGCGGTTTTTTATCTCTGCCGCAGTCAATGTGAGTTTTCACTTGACAAACGAAACCGCCGCCGCTATCATGTAAGTGTCAGCCAACAAAATATCGTCTATGGAACCCGCAAAAAGGATTTTTCTTTGGGGGTCTGGTTTTTTGTTGTCTCTATGATAACTCACGAGATTATTATAGCTTACATTTTGTGTGTTGTAAAGCCAAACACGACCATTTTGTTGGTTTTTGTGGAATTGCACAAAAATACATCTATTTTTTGGTAGATATGCTTTTAGACATTGACTTAATTCTTGCGCGGCCTAAAGGGCCGAATAACCCGTATGCCTATTATCCAGAACAGTATGAACAAAATTCATCACAAAGCATTATTGCGGCGAACTACAAATATGATTTAACTCGTTTTTCGCAACATGAAGCGGATGTCGTCAGGAAAGTGCTGTCTATCGTTAAAACAAAGTACCCTGCGGAATTTCAGTCTCTTGGGCTTGTGAACGAGGCGTATGTAATAAAGTACAAGCCCCGATACGTACTTTTTGAAATTGCCGTAACAAAATATAGAAATTCGGCATCGGCTTTTGATAAATTCGCGGTTGCTTATGCGTTTGCGAACAAAGGAGCTGATTTTAGGCTTGCTGCAATCGGAGCGTTTGAAGAAGCAATCGGAAAAATACCATTTACTGTTTTAGATAAATTTGCATCGTTAGACTTTACATTTACATGCAATATGTTTTCCAAGTTATACGAGCAAGAGTGGGAATTTGACAACGCCATATTTTGGTTAAAAAAGGCGATTCGCCGTGGTGGATTAAACAGCAAGTATTTCGCTGAGAGAATCAATAAAATAAAGAAAAGAAAAATTGACGTAATCAGGAACAACAAGCACAAGCGGAATAGACGGATATCTGTTGAAAACGAAAAATTTGAGCATGACGTACACGCTGCTGCATTACGATTTATTCAGGAGTAGATATGCCAAAAAGAGATACAGTCCAACCAAACGTAGATTCGATAGCAGAAAAAGTTTCGGCTAAAAGCTGGAGCGAAGCATCATTTTCGAAAATGATCGGGAAACACAAGAGGTGGTTAAGTGAAGTAAGGCGTGGGAAAAATCTCCCATCCCCAGAAGAAGCCGCACGGATATGTCAGCTTCTTAAAGCTACTCCCGACGAAATTTTGTTGCGCGAGGGGGAAACCCCAGAAGCAACCGCAAAGTGCTTAGAGAATATTGAGACGGTGCGGAAACTGGTCGAGGCTGAGGGCATAAAAGAAACCCCCGATCCGAAGATCGAGGGTTACTCAGAATTACAGCAAGCTGCTATTCAATTTGTGTTATCGCTGCCGCCGGATAAGCTGGAGCGTTTTGTGAAAATGGGACGCGCCGCTTTTGAGGAAGGAAAATGAAAGAAGCATTTATTTCTATTGGTTGCGCTCTGATTTCAGGATTTGTCGCATGGATTGTCGCAAAGCAAGCGGCAAAGGCCGAAATCAAGAAATTGCAAACAATTTGGGCGCATGAAAAAGAAACGGCCTGCGACACGGAATTTGACAGTATGGCCGCTGCCGTTACCCTTTATGCGAAATGGCCTTCCCCAAAGGGCTTTCAGGACGCCACCAATGCCGTTGCCATTTATCGGGCAAAGGCAACCGGAGAAATGGCAACAGAGGTTGACAAACTAAGTCGGATGATTGTCAGAACTTCATCTGGCTATGAAAACATTTTGATACAGTTAGATGCCATAATTGAGCGCAAGCGAAAGGCCAACGGTTAAAACGTAGCCTTTCCGGCTTCGCCCTCTTTCCAGAATAGTTCAAGTTCCCCGGTAAACAAGTTCTTTGCCATCTTGTATAAGTCTGCCATTGCAACTTCGCGTTCCGAAGCGTCACATTCGATGCCGATTTCCCGCTCGGATTCGCCTTCTTTACTGATCGCCCAAATTTTCATTTTAAAGCCTCCATGATTTTCAGCAGTTGTTCATCAGATAACTTTTGAATCAAGTCAATGGCTTCTGCCAGCAGTTCTTGATACTCTATTGTATCACTTTTCACGTCATTACACAACATTTTGTGTCCCCCCCAATAATTATAGTAACGGGGCTATATGTCGATTATTGCACTTTGTGCAGTCGAAAATATAAGAAAATGGAGAGTTGAGATGAAAAAGTTTTTGCTTATCACGATGTCTTTGGTTCTCACACTCGGCATGTTAACCGCCTGCGGAGAAACGAATCAGACCGCGCCAGAAAACGAGCCGGTAACTCCACCCGATCTCGTTGGAGAGTGGAAGCAGACAAACAGCAATGCAGATGACGCATGGCAGGCCGCTACCATTGCCGGAGATGCCATTGAGGTGTATTGGGTATCTGATAACGGAGAAACCAAAGCCCTCTATTGGGCCGGTTCTTTCGATGCCCCTACCACGGCGGATGAGCCGTACACCTGGGAATCGGAAAATGATAAAGATCAGACCGATATGGCAATTCTCGCCAGCGGCGATGACACGAAGACGTTTACCTATCAGGACGGCGTAATCAGTTACGAAGTGTCTGCCATGGGAGTTGCGCAGACCGTAAAACTTGAGAAGCAATAAGTAACTAAAGGCCCCGCCGCCCTCTGCAACAAACGGCGGGGCCTTTTTGCAGCCAGCGGGGAGCGACCGCCGCTGCTTGATTTGACCTTATCACGCTTTACCTTACTACTTCAATACCAAGACTTTGCAACATGACAGCATTCGACAGGCCCACTTTTGGCAAACTTATTGCTCAAAAACCGAAGAAATTAAGGTGATGTAAATGAACATCCAAGAAGTGTGCAGAATCCGTAAAGAAGAATTGAAACTGACCTATCAGGACATTTCCGATATTTCCGGCGTTCCGTTGTCCACCGTTCAGAACTATTTTTCTAAATTGTCGAAAGCTCCATCTTTTTATACCGTTGTTGCAATCTGTAAAGCTCTTGGCATTTCGATCGATAAGACGTGTGAAATCATAGAACACTTAACGCCGACTGAGGAAACCTTACAAGCGCGGAATGATGAGTTGGAACGCCATGTTGGCGCGAAAGCGGACATGATTGAGATCATGCGGCGCGGTGTCCGTATCCGCAACAACGTGATTGCTATAATGTTTGTCATTATCGTTCTGCTGGCTGTATGGTGCTTGTACATTGATTGGAGGGGGATTTGATGAGAGCGGCACTATATATCCGCGTATCTACGGAAGAACAGGCACGGCACGGCCTGTCATTGGGGGATCAGCGGGAATCCTTGTTGGCGTATGCCGCAGACAACGGTATGGAGGTTGTCGGCGTATACGAGGATGCTGGAATATCCGCAAGAAAACCATACAAGCGGCGACCAGCACTTCTGCGTTTATTGGCAGATTGCAAAGATGGGAAGATCGACACGATTTTATTTGTCAAGCTGGACCGTTGGTTCCGCAGTGTAGCCGGATACTACGCCGTGCAGGAAGAATTGGACCGCTGCCACGTCACATGGCAGGCCACGCGGGAAGATTACGAGACCCGCACGGCATCCGGGCGGCTAAAAGTGAATATCATGCTGTCGGTAGCGCAGGACGAAGCTGACCGCACCAGCGAGCGAATCAAGGCCATTAACGAAGGCAAGCGATTGAAGGGCCAGCCTACCACATGGAGAACACCCATCGGCATCTGCGTGAAGAACCGGCACTACGCCATTGATAAAGAAACCGCAGATGCGGCGCGAGATATGTTCCCAGCCTTTATACGGCTGCAAAGCATCCTTGCATTAAGGCGGTATATGGCAACGGAGTGGGGGATCAAACGCTCGTACAACAAATACAAGGATGCGTTGTCGAATCGATTGTACTTAGGTGAGGCGTTCGGCGTGGAAAACGTATTGCCAGCGCTTGTCGATCAAGAAACCTTTAACCTTGCCGGGAGAATCCTGGAACAGCGAAGCCAGCGGAACGCCAGTGCGGACCGGATATATTTGTTTACCGGGATTCTCCGCTGCCGGGAGTGTGGGAGAAACATGCAGCCGGAGACTGTAAAACAGGTGTACAAGTACTACCGATGCAGAACGCACACACTTGACCCAGCCGACTGTCCGCACATTCTTAGGATCCGGGAAGATGTGCTGGAGGATTACCTTTTGCGGGAATTTGAGGGGATCGCAAAAAAGTATTATTCCAAATCAAAAACCGCAGAAAAAAAGCCGCCCAAAACGGCGGAGCAAATCAAGCGGAAAATGCAAAAGCTAAAAGAATTGTATCTGTCGGATTTGATCGAAATCGAAGAATACAAAAAAGACTATACGGAATTGAAACAGCAGCTCGCGGCAATAAACCCCGAGCCTATAAAAGAATTTGATCTCGAAACCTTACGGCGGGAATTGAAAGAATATCCTGATTTAGACCGGCAGGCGAAGAAAGAATTCTGGGTACGCACGATCCAGCGCATCGACGCAGACAATGACGGTGCGTTTTTTGTAACGCCAAGTTAGTCTTATTTTCATGTCACAACACCTACATTAAAATATAACTAACCCCCCGGCATTTGCCGAGGGGTTTAAGTTTAGCTTTCCAATTTCCGCATGACGCTATTATAAACCCGCTCGTTGACCACTTTCAAGCTGTCCATCAGCTCGTCCATGACCTCCCACGCACGGGCTGGGTCAACGTTAGATACCGCTCGGAGGAAATCGCTGTCAGGCGCGGGGGCCTCAGAATACGCCTCGATTATGCGAGATTCCCTCACCGGCTCCCGGGTCTGGTTTTGGATGGTATACAGCGCCGCCAGCTTTTCATAGTTCGCCCAGCTGGACTCTTCTGTTTCTAACCGCTTGATCCATAGCGCCAATTCTCGCTCGTCAATCATTGGGGCCTACCCCCTTATTCCTCCATCATGCCCATTGCACGGCGCAGGGCATCCTTGATGCGGTCATCGTCGGTTTCACGCATCATATCGTTGATCTGGCTACGCAGATGCTCGGCGGCGTCCGTGCGGCTGTAATGACCTCGGACGTAATGCCTCCGGGCATAGGAGCTGCCACGGCTGTAGCCGCGCATATCATCGTCCAGATAGCGCCCGGAATAGCCTCTCTCGTCCATCGCCTCGATCTTGTCGATGTTCTTGATGGTATCCGTGAGTTTGTGGGCGATGTCCAGATCGCCAGCCCCCAGCTCGCCCTTGCGGATCAGCTCGTCAAGTTCCTTGCAGAGCATATCCCGCAGTTCATACATAGATTTCATTCCCATTGTGTTCTCCTTTCTCAGCAAACTCTGGTAATGATAAGGTTCGCATTGCTCACGTCAATGGCCTCGCCACTAACGTTGCGGATGGACAGCGACGCGCAGCAGCCCTTTGTAACGTCAACGTACTCGGATGCAGCCACGTTAAAAAATGCCCCTGCAACCGTGGGCGTCACCGTCGCAACGGAGGACGGGAGCGGCTCACCGTCAACCGCAATGGCAACGGAGATGGGGCCGGGGGTCCCGCCGGTGCTTACGGCAATATTGCCGATAAAGTCCACCTTATAGCGGACGCGGCACTGGGAGCAGTTACCACGAAGGTTAAACAGGCCGGAGCCTGCGCGGTGCGTCACAAGGCCCTTAGTGCAGGGGATCGGCGCTTCCGTAAAAAGCACGTTCTGGTTTGCATCCACGCTTTGGATATTAGATGCTGTAAATTCAGCCATAAATAGACCTCGCTTTCATATTTCGTTTGTTTTCTTGAACTGGTTTAGTAATCGCTTCCTCAAAAGTCATTCCAAGTTTAACAATTCTGTTGTTTATTCTCTTATAATTCAACCCAAGTTCTTTACACCATTGTGAAAGATTTTGGGTTTTCCCTTGATAGCTAATAACGATACACGACCGCCGATTGTTTGATTGCTCAGCTTTTGACAACCATTTGCAATTGTTGGGGCAATAATCGCCATCCACATTTATACGCTCTATTGTCAAAAAATCCGAGTAACCGTTTTTAATCGCCCAATTATAGAAGCATTCAAAATCGTTATTCCATTCCTCGCAGACTTTTATGCCTCTTCCTCCATAGTCCTTATAAGATTGGTTCCCGAGATTATAACAACGGCTTTTCATGGCTGCCCATGTTTGGTAAATACGAGTATGCGTCATATTATGGGTTTTATTTGTTGCGTTATGTTTCAAACAACCGCAAGACTTAACTGCCCCGTTTTTCAAGTTTTTCCCACGAACTATTGTTGTTTTCCCGCAATCGCAACGGCATTCCCACTTAGCTATCCCATGCGCATCATTTGGAACTCTTTTGATTACCACCAAGTGATTAAACCTTTGCCCTGTAATGTCTATAAAATTTGACATATATACACCCTCCATACAGTTTGCTTTGCTGTTATTTTGATTCTATCATATGGAAAGGGTGACGTCAACGTAAAAAACACGCGGCAGGGCTACTGCCCCGCCGCTTTGTCATCAGTATCGGCATGGGGCCGATCATTTTCGTGAGGTCACGAAAAAGCTATGCTATGCAGTTGTCAGCAACCGCATCCGGCAAACTGGTTGCAGCAATAGGGGTTCTGCACCGTGTAGGCCGGAATGGGAGAAGGCCGGAGCTGGGACACCAGATAACTGTTTTGCGCCGCCTGAGATGCGGCCAGCTTCAAGCCCTGGTTCTCGCTCTGGAGATCCTGCAGCTTGCTCTGGGTCAGGAAATCGAGGATCGCGCGGCTGTTGCTGTTGGCATTGTCGATAATGTCCCGGGTGGCGTTCTGCACCGTGTTCCGGGTATCGCAAGCCTGAGCGGCCATGTCATAGCGCACGCCCTCAATGCTGCGCTGGGTGTTGCAGCAGCACTCAGCGGCCTGCATCTGCATGGCAGTCAACTGCTGCATGAGAGCCGCCTGCTGGTTAGCGCGGGAAAGCTCGGCCTGTCCGAAGCCGTTTGCCATCGCCATGTTGGTGCCGTTGACAAGCTGCGCCTGCTGGTAAAATCCGTCGCAAAGGCCCTGATTTACACTGTCGATTTTGCGCTCGACATTGGCAAAGTCAGAGGTCAGCACATAGCCGTCGACCACGCCGCCGGAATTGCCAGCATTGTTGCCAAAGCCATTGCCCCAGCCACCCGCAAAGATAAACAGGAACAGGACAATGAGCCACAGAGCGCCGTTGTCGCCCCAGCCGAAACCGCCATTACCGCCAGCATTGGTGGGGGCCACAGGCATTGTCAGCATAGGAGCGCCGTCAGAGGAAAGAGACATAGAAAAACTCCTTTCAGTTTTTTATTATCAAATCGTGGCCACGATGTTGATTAACCTAATAATTTTGCAGACACCTTGCTTAGACGCTTGCTTAAATTTTGCTTTTTGTTTGCTTATTTAAGCAAACTTTGAAATTGCTTCGCCATTTCTTGTAGATGGTTCAACTGCTGCTGGTTCATTCTGCCGGACTGCAAAAGTTTCTCGACCTCCGCCTTCGGGTCCCCCTGAAAAGAGGACCGGAACTGGTTGAATTGCTGCATCATCTTTTGAAACCGGCCTACTGGCGTGTTCCCGCCACCTAAAGCGTCAAAAAAGGGGTTAGCCATCAGCGTCAGCCTCCTTCGCCTTCTTTTTACCCTTCATGCCGTCCACAACCGCCGCCAGTGCGTCAAATTCTTCCCGGGTGACAAACTTCACCGGGTCTTCCGTGGGCGCTGTACGGGGCGTTTCTGCGCGTTCTACGAGGTCGTAGATCGTAAGTGAGGGTTTACCGCTGGCATCTGCCTTTTTGAGGTACACCGTAGGCGCGGAGCTATCCCACAACGCCACAGCGGCGTTGGGCGCGAGCATCCAGTTTCGGGCCTCCTGTTCGCCGCTGACCCACTGCACGCCGCTCTGCGCCACCGGATTCTGGGGGGGCTGCGGTGCCATCATTGGAGGCATCTGCTGTTGACGGAGTTGTGCCAGATTATCCGGCATGGGCTGTGCGTAATAAGGGTTTTGCCATCCGTAAGGTGTGTAAGCCATTTTAGTCATCCTCCTTGACCCAGTAATACAAGATGTTCTCGTTGCTGCTGTCCCAGCTGTCCCAGATCATGCCGTCGCAGACGCAGACCACATGGCCGGATAGAGCCAGAATATAGGTGCCTTTTGGGTGATCCTCCGCAAATTGCCCAACCGTGTAGCAGTCTGGGCAGGTGTCCGGCGCAATGTACCGCCGGTATCCGATACTGCGGAGATACCGCCCCCAGCAAGCGTTTGCCGATGGCATATCACCATCCAGATACCCTTGGATACAGAGCCGCAAATAAATTTCGCCCCAATCCTTGCCGGTAGCCTTGACGATTGCCCGCACGGTACAGTCTCCCACATTTTTCCCGCAGGGGTTGGGGTTAAAATGGTTATACATACTCCCTCCGGTCATCGTATAAAAGCTCAATCATGCGCATACAGCGTTCCAGCTCCGCCGGGTCGGTCCGCGCTATGATCTCTCGCGCCATCTCTGCCGGATACCCGCAGGCCAAAAGCCGCTCGTACATTGTGTGCGCCTCCTTTACACGTATATGATACAAAAAATCCGGACAGCCAAACTGCCCGGAAACTGCCTGTATTCTGCCCTCAAACTGCCCAAAGAAAAGCCCCCTCCCGCTCCGGACGCGGGCGTTCTCTTCTCTCTTTCTTCTCCCACGTC